CTTGCGGAATGCTGTGTGACTTCATATACTCATACAGTCCATCGTAAATCTTACGATAGATACGTGCAGGTTCAATATCAGAATTTGTTACACACCACTTTCGCATTTCGCCAAAGTTCTTTTCTTTGAGAAACTTTACAAGATCACCAATCTTTCTTACATCGGAAAGCTGTGCCACAATGCCAGCATCAAGAGAGCCAGAACTAGAATAACGCTGCAACTCATTGAGAGTACGGCGATAATCAGGGAAATACTTTTCGATAATCTTCGCCAGAACTGCCTTATCATAAGTCACACTTTCTTGTGTAAGAATATTTTCCATGCGCTTCATCAACTGTGAAGCCATCTTTGCCTTCTCATCATTCTTTAGACCGAAATCGATGACAGAACACCGAGAATGAAGAGCGTCGATCAGCTTAGACTTGAAGTTACAAGTAAAGATGAATGTGCAGTTGGACGAAAACTCTTCGATTGCACCACGCATAGCAGCTTGTGCTTCTGGTGTCAGATAATCAGCTTCGTCTAGAATGATGACCTTCAAGCCGCCAGTCAGCGATACAGTTGATGCATAGTTACGAATGGTTGTTCGCAGAGTATCGATACCACGATTTTCAGATGCGTTGATATAGAGATGATTGATACCAATCTCATCACACATGGCCTTTGCAATCGTAGTTTTACCTACGCCTGCTGAACCAGTGAGCATGAGATTGGGTATCTTCTTACTATCAACATATTCCTGAAACGGCTTCTTGAGCCTATCAGGAAGAATGCAGTCAGCTACAGTATGTGGACGATATTTCTCAACCCACAAAAATTCTGACATTACTTCATAACTCCATCATAAAACTCTTCGAAGTTTCTATTCTCTTCCTGTTCCTGAGAATAGTTAGCCTTGAAGTAGACCTTAGCCATACGGCGAATAATCTTCTTATCAACACCAGTCTTATCGCTAATGTTGTTAATCGATTCCTTCTGAAAGTCTCTCTCAGCAGCAACTCGCGTCATGCTGTCATTCAACTGCTGAACAGCTTCCTTGAGTTCCTTCTTCTGATTGTCCGTCAGAGAATTGATACTAACAAAGTTCTGATTGTGACCCATACCAGCCATTACTTGCTCTCCAGTGCGATGAAATACTTGATCTTGCCAGACTTAGATACAAACTTAGCGAATGCACCAAGCTGAATTTCCACATCATAGTCACCAGGAATCAACTTGATGTTTTCGACCTTGAACGATGCAGTAAAGTCTTCACCGTTATAATCATTCAGCTTGAACGATGCATAGTTAGAGGTGTCGTTTGCCTTCTCATGCGTCTGCAATCTAATCTCACCGTTCTTACCAACAACGGACAGATGAGTAAGATTGTTCATTGCTGCAAGACGAAGAAGCTTAGACAGATTGGCATTTGTAAGAGTGAAGCTTACATCAACTTGCTTCAACTTCAATTCCTTGTCAGGAGGAGAAACGATAAGATTGACAGAACATGAATAATAGTTGAAGGTAATATCACCATCATTCATGAGAACAGAATTCTCACTGAACGTCAAGTCTGGATTATTCAGCGTAGAGACGTTACCGAGAAACTGATTCAAGTCATAGATACCAAACTGTTCGGGCAGAGCATCTTCAATCTCTGCTTCGACAAGAATGGACTTCTCAGGAGAAATAGTCTTCTGGACATTTCCCTTTTGAAGAACAATTCCTGAATTGATTGTAGAAAAGTTTTTCAAGACACTCAGGGTGTTTTCACTCAACTTCATAATATAAACTCCGATTTGTTTTTGGATTACGCTGCTAGTGTAGCAGGCTTTTGTGGACCTGTAAAGACTTTTAGCATGTGAATGATATCTCCTTCAAGCGAGGAAATAGTTCCAGTATTATACAGTTCATGTTCCATGATCGAACCAATCCATGCCCATTCTGAATAGTGAACGTTATACTGATTGATCATCTTCTCTCTAGCAGCAAAACGCTCATCAGAATCCTTTATCTGATTTGCAATCAATGCTGTGTCATACCACTCAGGATCTGCACCACGCTTTACACGAATGACAAAGCCACCCTTGGACTGAATGAATGCAATCTCATTAGGAAAACGAACGTCAGCAATGACTACATTCGGATACATTTCCATCTTACGCTCAAGAGAATGGATCCAAAGGTCAGAATGAAACACATCACGACCCGCTTCGGTGCCCATCATCTGTAGAGCAAGACGAGGAGAAATGTCGTAGCCAAATCGCTCAGACCACCATTCATCCTTTGCTTCACGCCAGTTACGACTTTCTTCTGTATCACCTTCAAGAAGATTTCGCGGCCATCCGAAGATGGCCGCTGTTGCGTCCTTTACTGTATCAGCAAAAGACAGTTTGTGAAAGTTGTGTTTGTTAACCAGAATATCGGCAGCAGTGCCTTTACCTGATCCAATAAAACCAACAATACCAATGATCATTAGAGATTTCCTGTAAGTTCAGCAATCTTTGGCATGTTACCAGAGAATGCATAAGTTCCCATATGAGTGGTCTTCATCCAAGGACACAACCAGATTGATCCGCCAATCTTGCGCCAATACTGACAGAACATGTAGTCTTCTGAAAGATAGCGATGAGATGAATTCGTTTCTTTGTCTAGCAGTGTCTTGGCCAATTCTTCAACATTCTCGCCCTTTGCTGCTGCTTCCATCATCTGGTGTATCTTATCGAAAGGTTCACCGCGATCAATGACAGTATCAAAATATGCATGAATGTAACGAGAACCATCAAAGTGTGCCTGGCCAACATGATCTGGCTTATATGTCAAGTTTGGATATGCTTCCCTAAACTTGTCAAATACTTCACGCTTGATCAACATATAACCAGTACCGATTTCCATAACCTCAAGCGGTTCAGAAACACGAAAAGACTTTGTGCCAGGAACTGGATTGAACACATAGTCACCAGTAAGTGTATCTAATTCTCCAGCATTCATGGTTGGGTTCTTGGTAAGAGCAAGAGCAACATTGCGCCAGTTGATTGACTTCTTTGGATACGGAGCGCCAATTACATCCTTGTCCAAGGCAATGAGAGCAAGAACATCTTGTGGATCGAAACAGATGTCCGAGTCGAGAAAGAGTAGATGTGTAAAACCAGAACGCAGGAATTCATCAACAAGATAATTTCGTGCGCGAGTAATCAGAGATTCATTGAAAAGAAATGAAAACCGTATATCAATGCCGTACTGCATACACAGGCCCTGCAAATCAAGAGCAGCCTTTGAATACATGCCATGACACTGCCCACCATACATTGGTGTTGCTACGAACAACTTTGCTTTTCTTAAATCTTCAACTTTGACCTGTAGTTGCATTATAAAAACTCCATAATAAAAAAGAGGGAAGGACACTAGTATATAGTATCCATCCCTCTGAGATTTGCTAGATATTAGGCAGCAAAACGATAAAACATCTTGCGCTTGCCATTCACATTGCGATAGTTGCTATAGATGCGATGGCCTTCAAGGGTGCGTAGGTCATACACACGCTTAGAGACGCTAGCCTTAGGCACGCCAGTCAGACGGGCAATCTGAGCAACAGTGATACCAGCGCCCTTGGTGTTCTGACGGAGAACCTTAGCAACCTTACGAATCTGAGACATTCAATAACTCCATAATAAAACGACCGCTTTGTTGGACAGACAATATGGCGCAGTCTTTTACCATATTGTCTGTATTATACACTAGGTACTACCTAATGTCAATTAGAAAGGCACCTCTTCATCAAGATTTACCGCAGTGACAGTTTCATCCGCAGCGGGCTTCGGATTGAGAGTTTCATCCAGCTTGAGATAAAGGTCGTAGAAGCCGCCCTTGGTATCTACATCAAAGCGGTTCAGACAAAGCTTGATTGCCTTCTCACGATCCTGACCGAAGATGGCGTAGGCTTCGCAGATATGAACCAGACGGCGAGTGGAGATGATATCGGAAACCGCACCATCGTAGAACGCCTTGCGGATCATGTCAGCCCAGTTGACCAGCTTGTCGGCAAAGTCCTTGTCTTCAATGCCAGAGGCACCGAGGACATTGTTGAG